TGCAGAGGAGGTACGACGATAAGGGGGGGATGTTGTGGACGGTATGCCGGTTTTTCAAATTTCTGGTAGGGTCAATCAAAAAACTAAAAACTTTTTTAAAACTTAAAAAATGGAAACAAACTCATCTGGACTACTAGGTCCAATTATCGGAGCCGGCGCCTCCCTTGTAGGACAAGGGATAAATGCACTTGCGTCCGGCTCCATGAACAAAAAAACTCGCGAATGGAATGAGCGCATGTACTTCCTGCAAAAACAGGATGCACTAAACAACTGGAATATGCAAAATTCCTACAATTCTCCCGAGCAACAAATGTCGAGGCTTACTAAAGCAGGATTAAACCCTAATCTTGTCTATGGCAATGGTACTGTGGCTAATTCTACATCTGCCCCAGATACCCCTCACGCTATGCCCTTTAAAGGCGAAGCACCTCAATTTAACCTCCCCCAGGTTACGGATACTTATTTCAATATTGCTACCCAGAAGCAACGTCTATCCAATGAAAAACAAATTGGTAACAATCTTGCTCTAGATGCACTTATTAAAACCGAGGACGCCCGCGCTAAAAATATGGAAAACAGCTATATGGCTGACCGTGGGTATATCTACAAAGGCGATACAGCCCGTAACAACAACTATCTCGTTTACGAAAAACTACTTGCCCAAAACGCTTTAAATGCGTTTAACTTTGGTGGCGATACCGATTCCGTAAATCCTATGTTCGGAGGTATCAAAAAAGGGTCTAACTATGACCTACAAGCGCAAGGCCTGAGCTTATTAAACAACCTCCGTAATTTACAAGGTGATAACCTTAAAGAACTTACCGGCATATCTGCTATTAAACGTCAATACACTGGTCGTATGATGTCCGGTAAATTTAGCGACCTATCCGCTAAAGACCTAATTATGTTAATTCTAAACGGTGTAAATACAATTAAAAACTAAAATTATGAGACGTAGAAAATCTTTCAAAAAATCGTTCCGCAAAGGAAAAAGACGTTCCTTTAAAAAATCTTCTAAACGCGTATCTAGACGCGTAATGGTTGCACGTGGTGGAATTCGACTATAATATGACGATTTCACAAATACACTTATGGATAAACTTTAAGAATGTTTATCTGTCTAAACTTGGTTATACCAACTGTCTATTATCTTTTATCGATCTTTTAAACTCTAATCTAAATCCTGATTTATTATGTCAATCTTCTCTCAAGCCCCTGTAAGACGTCCACAAACTAACCGATTTAATCTCGGTCATGATGTTAAACTTTCTCTGGACGCGGGTTATCTTGTCCCTATAGTGTGTACGGAGGTTCTACCTTCGGACACTATTAGATATTCTAATAATACTCTCACCCGCCTTGCTCCAATGGTCTCACCCGTAATGCATAAAATGGATGTTACAACTATGTCTTTCTTTGTACCGGTTCGTCTACTCTGGGAAAATTATGAAAAGTTCTTTTCTGATCCGGTTCCTAATTCTGAAACTCCTGTTGCTCCCTACTTTGCTGATACTTCTTTCAATCCCGGTGATCTTGGCGATTACCTGGGGCTACCAACTAAACAATTTCCTGATGACAATGGTTCTCTGGTTAATCAATACAATAAATTACCTAAAATAAATGCACTCCCTTTTGCTGCTTACAATAAAATTTTCAACGATTGGTTCCGTGATGAAAATCTAGTTGAAGAACTAGAGGATAAACTCAATGATGGTGCAAATGATTTTGAGAAATTCAAAAATCTACAAAGACGTGCTTGGCAGCACGATTATCTGACTTCTAATTTACCTTTCGCCCAAAAAGGTGACCCTGTTACTCTCCCTCTTGGAGATTCTGCCCTTGTCTATGCTAAAGGACATGGACCTAATCCCGGCACCCCGGAACCCGGATACTTCCATACTGTGGATGGTTCTAACATGCCTATTTCCGGTCTAAATTATATTATGGCCAATACTGGCCCTACTAATCTTCCTGCCGGTTCGTCAGTTGCCTTTGAGGATGAAATGGGAACTAAACCTGTCTATTATAACCCTGACGGCAATCTTTACGCTGATTTGCAAGGTGCTACAGCTATTACTATTAATACGCTCAGATGGGCTAATTCACTACAACAATTCCTCGAAAAAAATGCTCGAGGTGGTACTCGTTACACCGAACTTATTCGGCAACACTTTGCCGTTATCGGCTCAGATGCCCGTTTACAACGTTCGGAATTTCTTGGAACTACTTCTAATCCTGTTATCATTTCCGAGGTGCTTCAAACTTCTGCATCCGAGGATACTACAACCCCTCAGGGTGAAATGGCCGGTCATGGTATCTCCTTTGGTGGTACAAAAGGAGTTCGCTATCGTTCTGAAGAACATGGCTTCTTTATCGTACTACTTAATATCCGGCCTAAAACTGCCTATCAACAAGGCTTATCGCGTATGTGGACGCGTTTCTCTGCTATGGAATATGCTTGGCCTGACTTCGCTCATTTAGGTGAGCAGGAAGTCCTTAATCAAGAGGTCTACGCTGATGGTACTGCGGCTGATAAAGAGGTATTCGGTTATCAGTCCCGTTACGCTGAGTATAAATATGAAAACTCCCGCGTTGCCGGTGAGTTCCGCACCTCCCTTGCTTTCTGGCATATGTCCCGTATCTTTGCTCAACGACCTGCACTCAATGAAGACTTTATTTCTTGTGACCCTACTAAGCGTATATTCGCTGTTAATAATCCTTCTGTGCATTCATTCTATTGTCATGTTACTAACTTCCTAGACATGACAAGACCACTACCGTTATACGGTGTACCTTCTTTATAATGGGCTGCTTTTTCCCTTTTAAGGTGGATAATCCTAAGTTCGGGGCGTCTGATGACGCCCCTGCTAAAATTCCCGTACCCTGCGGAAAATGCCCTTACTGTCTACAAAGACGTGCTAACAACTGGGTCTTTCGCTGTATGCAAGAAGCTAAGGTGTCCGATTCTTCTATTTGGTGTACATTCACCTACGAGACACCCCCAATGACTAAAACTAACATGATGACTTTGCGTAAACGTTGCTTTCAATTATTTATCAAGCGCCTTCGGCGCTCCCTCCCACTCGCCAACATCAAGTATTATGCTTGTGGTGAATATGGCGATACTTACGAACGTCCGCATTTCCATGCTATAATATTTAACGCAGATGCCGACAGCATCGAAAAGGCTTGGAATCGCTACGTTGATGGTACTATCCGCAACGGTTTCGTTACTTTCGACGAGGTAAACGAACGTACTGTCATGTATACCGCAAAGTATATGAACAAAGGTAAACTTATACCTAAATTCGAAGGTGATATACGACTACCCGAATTTCAACTATTCTCTAAAGGTCTTGGAATCAGCTACTTAACTGAGGCTAAAATAGCTTATCACAAAGCTGATACTTCTCGTCTATTTACTTACGTGGATGGCCACAAAAAGGCCTTACCACGTTATTTTAGATTAAAAATCTATGACGAGGAAGAACGTGCCGAACAGGCTGAACTAGCTCAAAAAGTTTCTACTGAAACGTATGAAGAACAATATGCTGAATTCCTTAAATCTCGCGCACCGGGGCAAACTTTCGAAGAGTTTCGATACTCTCGTAAAGAAATGGCTTTGTCAGAATTTCGTAAAAAAGTTGCATCCCGGAAAAAATTCAAATGATCTTTTCTAATATTTGCGCATGACGAAAAAACAAACTCCGCTGAAAGGCCACGTCTTTCACCCTATGGTACGGTGGTATGGTATCACCGAAAACCATAAAAATCTGGTTTCAAAAACTGAACCTGATCAGGTTAAACCTCTGGAACTGATCTTAAAACACCGAAATCAGGGGATTCCTTCCCCTGTTTTCAATGGTGTGTATCTTGGCGAGGATAACGAGCCTCTGGAACTCTACAAAATGGACGCTGTGGAAACACTTCAATTCAGACAAGACTTGGCTGATAAAATCGATCAGCTAAGTGATGACTATCACGTAGCTACCCGTAAACTTGCAGACATGCAATCTAAGGCGTCTAATCCCGAACCGAAGGTCGGGAACATTAACACTCTCGACCCTCCGTCAGGAGCCCCCGGAGGGTCTGCGAAGCAAAAAAATGATTAATAATCATTTAAGCCATAATTCTCTTGTCCTATTATGGCTGATTGACACCGACGCAGAAATACCGCCCAAAAAAAAACCGGTGTCGGAAACTTCAGACCCCCTGCAGAGGAG